ATGTGATGGATTCTGACAACTACACAGTCTACATTGTGACAGCTGTCGATCCTACAACTCTATTGTCAACACTATTAGAAATTAAACCTAGTGTTACAACAAATGCTTTCTCTAATGATGATATTTTGTTTGGTGTAGGCCCAGGTACACAATCCGATACGTATCGTATCTATTACGACAACAGTGTCTTGCCTCATATTTTAGCCGTGGATGCACGATTAAAAGTAGGTGGCTCAATGTGTAGCTTTGCCAAGATCTTTAAGGGTTCAGATGTTTCAACCACCAGTGGTCGTGTCATCAGTCGCCTCTACAATCAATCAGGCACTCTACTGACAGAGAATGTTCCATTGGAGTTAGCAGCAGTAGATTCACACACGAACCATTCTATTCGAACAGTAAGTGTGTGTTATACCAACGAAGTACTCAGAGATGGTGAGATTGTCACAGTGGTCTTTTACAGTGACCAAGGAAACGTTGTGTCCAAGAGGCAACTCTTGGTAGAGAACACTTCGTTCATTAGGTCTCTTGATGCGTCTAGAAAATATATCTCCAGTATTTCCTTAGACTCTCCATTCATTACACCTACGGTAGATGGTGTTATTAATTTCCCATTGAATGTTCCAATCAACGCTTTGAACTTGATGGGTGTTGTTCATTACTCAGATGGTAGTACACTTAGGATGCCTGTGGATGGTACTAAGTTTAAGATCCATGGTATTGACCAATACATCTCTACGATTGTCGGACAAAAGATTGAACTCGTTTTGTCTTACTCTTTAAGCAATGATGAGACAGTGTATGGTGCAGTGACATCTGATGGCAAGTATGTTACAGCACCATATTCTATTATCACGACAAAGACTGATGGTTCTTACATGGTTAAACTATACGGTTACCCTATATGGATGGATGCTGTAAATGGTTATCGGATGCAATGGTTCTTGTATAATTTAGATCGCAACATGATCTATGATGCGTCACTGTATGTATCGTACAGCATTACACGTCCAGCATTTGATCCAACCGCTTATGGTGTCTTACAACGCTTGGTGGTGATGGTTAACTTGAATAATCTCTCTGGTGCATTTAAATCATTTATTCATACACAATCTGTGGATGTGATTTTGAAACAACCAGGTGATGATGCAAGAACCAATTGGGTAGTCGGTTACGAATCCAATACCTTACAACCTCTGTATGGCGAAGGACTCAAAGCCACAGTCAGTGGTAGTACCATTAATATCAGTTCCGGTATCATCTCTTACCCAGAGTGGCTGGAGAGAATGTATCTGCAAACCTATCCGATTGTAGATCCTTCTATTGAAGTCAATGCTCCTACTCCTAACTACTTTGCTATTGTGTACGATGGCAACCGATTTGAGTTCCCCATTGAGAGCTGGGATAACCCATTGAATGTAGGTATTCCTCCGTTCTTAAATAAAACGATCTATGTACAATTCTTTAAACGCACTCCCAATGCGGATATCCAATTGTCAATAGCTGGTCTGTCAGTTAAATAAAAACATCATAAATCCCTAGAGTATTAAGCTCTAGGGATTTATGTCGTATTATCTACGGTATCTCTCACCATTACTAAACGTTAAAGCAGCTACAGCATTATTGCTGTAATTTGAGAATTGACTCGAAGTATCTCTGTAACCAGAATACCTGTTATTTTTTCTCTGTTCTCTAACAGAATTAATTAAATCATCAAGTGAGAAGATTTCACCTTCTTCTAAAACTAATCGTCTGTTTAAATTCCTTAATTGGAATTCTAGTCTTTGAACAATAAAGTCATCAGATTCACTCTTTATCTTTTCAATTAAGTTTTCAATCTCGAATCGAATGTTTTGTTGTTCTTGATAATCATAGTAACTCTTGTTATCTAAGATTTCAGGTTTCTTAACTTCACAGAAAATAGCTTTGCTATCAATACCGTAGTGTTGTAAGTTTTTACCTTGAGTAAGTAGCCAGAAATTCAAGAGAAATGCAATCACCATATCGTCATGTTCACCTTCTTGGTGATCCACGCGACCGTTGCGTGTTGTGAGTCCTGTAATCTGGTTAATTGTAGTGACATCCTTGATTCGATCAGCAGCACGTTTAGCAGCGTTTTGAAGTGTAGTGGAATACAGATCTGTTCTGCTCGTGAGTCCTGTACCAGATGTTGAGAAACCAAATGTCTTTTTGTGAACAGTTAGAGTATCTCCACGCCTGCGACCCATTGGTACACTGATCTCTTTCCAACGATCAGGATATTCATCTGCATCGTTGACTGCTCTATTGAATAATCTTTTAAAAGGATCAATTCCATGAGCAGGTAACATGAGGATGAGATAATCCAAAATCATAGCACCTGATGAGCGACGCTCTATGATACCTGTGATATTTGGATACTTTACAAACCATGTACACAACCATTCAGCAAATGTAATTAAATTTGTCTCATTGTAGTTTCCTGCAGCAATCGTCTCAGCTGTTCTAATATCTGTTAAGAATAAAGAAATATCATCTCCACCTGAAGCATCACTGGTATCACTGCTTAAGACGTAATTGCCATTGGCCATTCTGTATTCTATATCTCTCTCAGCAATATACCACTTAGTCATATAACCGTGAGGGTTCGAGATACTGACATGTTGTTCTGGTTCTTGAGATGCTCTTATTTTCTCTAAGATGTCAATAGGTAATGGTGAAGACTGGGTACCTGATGTCCACACATTAAAGAAATCACGGTCAGCTGCTTCACCAGAAACCATTGCATCTTCAATGGCTTGTTTGAGCCATTCATCACTCTTACCTAATTGACGATGACTGAATGTGCAGTTGACTCGGAGTTCACCTGATCTTGAATTCTTACGAATTAGTTTCTCTAATTCTAATGTATTATTGGTGTCAAAGAAACGCTCAGTCCATTCAGCTGAATTCATTAAGAGTTCATAAATAAATTTACCATCTCTGTCATCCTTTTTACCAGCTGTTGTTGTCAGTATAGTACCATAAGGTTCTTCATTGCGTCTAGCCATATCTCTAGCAGCTGTTCCAGCAGACAAAGCTGCTGGCAAAGATATGCCGATGTTAGGCTGAAATGGACCCTCGTCTATATGAAAGACAGGACTTGTTAAACCGCGACCTAAGTTTAATGCCATCTTAGGAGACTTTTGAGGTACGTGAGCTCTATAACTGTTTCCTAAGGAACGAATTGTTAATTCTTCAGTATTATTAACATCATTTTTAGTTCGTTGTCTTAAGTAAAAAGGTAATTCAGAATCTATCTCTTTGATACGTGTAATATTAGCTGATCTAAGAATATCATCCTTAGTCAATAAATTAAACATAGTGTTGGTACAACGGATATTCAACAAGTAAACCATTAAACCATCTACTGAGAACGATTTACCTGTTTGACGAATCTGAATAAGAATGGTAGTAATGTGATTGAAAAACAACCAATACAAAGCCATATTTCCGCGATTGGCTTGAAATGGAACAGAATCACCACCTGCTATTGCTGGCGCTTTTAAAATCTCTCTTATAAAATACCAAAAATTTGACTTACACTCAATAGCAATAGCTGCCATTTGTTCTAATGTCAATTTTGGGCTATATGGGTCAATTCCTCTTAAAGAAGGATTTAACAACGATAACATAAAAGAGTTGTTTTGAATGTTCATCTCTTTATAGAGTTGAGCAATTCTGATAAAACTACGATTAGATGTGTCTGTATCGATCACAGCGTTTTTATATAGTTTCCAGTCTTGAGAAAACAAGATCAATTTAATTACTCCTATTTGTTTTAATCATAGATTTAAACATTTTCATATCTTTTACAATTAGATCATAAATTACAGAGTGAATTATATCACTCTGTAATTTATTAAGCACTATAATAATTTTTTGAAAAGCTCCTGAGGACGATATATAATAAAATCGAAGTTCTTAAACTAGCAATGACATTGTCATTTTTAATTTTAGTCGCTTTCTTGATAATGACTTCAGCTTTCTTTCTAATTTCTACGAGTTCTAATTCCGTAGACCTTGAAGACATGTAGACACCTCTGAGGCGTGAAATCAAAGCTGCAATATCGTTGGTGTCTTTGAGTAAGTTTCTGTTATTGTTAAGATAAGAGAAACTGTGTGTCAAAGTCATCACGACTAATTCATCAATCTCTGTCGCACCCATTTGTCTATAGTTGACAGAACAATACTCCAACACTTGAACAAATATCTTAGGAGGCATGGTGTGCATCACATTAGAAATAACATCGACTAATTCAGTTTTGATAAACGAGTCTCTGTCTGAAATGATAGACTGCATGTACCTCGTATACCCTAAGAGATTCTTCGTCTTGTCTTTAACAATCTGCTCACCTTCGTTGTCTAAGGTCAAAGTACTCGTAGATTTGATCTTGATACCCTGTGTCTTTACTTTGATGAGTTCGCCATAGAGGTTTTTGACCATGTCTCTGATACGACCTTGAGTATCGTTGAGCATATAGACAATTTTACCATCGTCATTAAATTTCTTTAAAGTTTGGTAATGGATACTACC